TCTTCAGTTCTCGTACCAAGAATCTCTCTAACTTTGGTACTTCCCTCTTGCCATTCTGCAACGGTGATGAGTAACTTACGTTCAGCACGCTGTCCCGGATTTAAGTTAAACTGTGTTACAGCCATGTTTTCACCTCCATAATTTCTTACTGTAATCAATATAGGTAATCTCTATTGTTGTAGTATATATAGCTAACGGAGGCTTTACTTGATCGTCAATACCATCGAATCTAGGATTTTCCGTGGTCGTATGGATTGAATCAATCACACAGTCATCTCCGAAATTAGGGTAATTATGTATTTCTTCTTGTTCGGATACCCAATCAATTAGTGCTTGAATATCTGACATATCTGATACATTTTCGTTTGGATACCCATCTAATTTAACTACAGCCACATCTGCGGCAGATTTATACGTTATAATGGTGAACGTATAAATTTTTAACACACTGCCGTCAATATATGATTTGTTAGCATACCTATCATTTGATGTAGTAACAAACTGATTTGTATCATCTTCGGCATTTATAAAATTAAAATATAATGGACTTTGTTGAATTTGAGGACATTGACATAAATAATCTATAACAGCTTGATTTTTATCTATCATGTATTCAGTCCCCTATTCTTACATTCACGTTTTAAATAACGTGTAATCTCTAAGTTCGTTTTCTGTTTTACTTGGTATTGAAATGCCCTATCCCAATGATGCTGAGTTTCGGGAGTAGTATAACCAAATCTCCAACCCATCCATTCTCCGGGAACACCCAATTCTCTACCTGTAGGATATTTTTTCATGCCCGGCGTGGAATACCACCCAACTATTGTTCTATTCTTAATAATTGGATGATTCGGACCATATACCTCACCCATATATTGATAATGGGCATAAGGTAATCCACTACCCCATGAAATAGATTTTGGATTAATTCTCATGGATGCTCGTAATGCCCCACTTTTCATCGGTACAAATGGATTTATGGCATTACCAATACGTGTATTAACTTCCTTTAATACCTTTGGGTCATCCAACATTTTAAGCAGTTTTTGTTGTTTAGTTGTTCTAAATTTATCAACTTCAACTCTTATGGTTGGCATTTTAAATACCCTTTACAAAATAATGTTCATTACATCTGCCGATTCCTGTATTAACGGTAGCTTCTTGTATTTCCATACACCCCTGTAAAGATTTATATTTCTTTAAAACATCTGAAGACCTGTGTCCTGATCTATATTCATTTATATCGTCAGTGACTTCACCTTTAACAATGATATCGCCGGGACTTAATGTAAAATATCTTCCCATCATATCATTAGGTTTGTTAATCCAAAGATGTTTTTCCAAAAATCTACTATCTTTAGGAATACGACAAATTATATTATTGGTCTCCAACACCACGTTATTGACAGTTACTTTATTTCCCGTGTATTTCCAAAAACAATTTGGTATAACAGTACGAAACCATGTAACTACCTGAGTTTGTGAATCTTGAAATTTATTAAAAACGGTTATAGTTGTATCCCACCAGACAGGATAATTATTCATCTGGATAAACTCCCCTATATAAAAGCTTACGACCTAAACTGTTCGTAACTCCTTGCAAGTATCGTTTAATTGATCTATCAATATCAGTTCTTGCTAATGTAAGTGCCTCATTTGCACTAATTACATTATAACTAATTGACACACCATCATTAGATTGACTTGAAATTTGTTTCGAACTAATACCTTCTGAAGAACTGTCTTCATTTCCATCGTTCATATAATTTAACTTCATCTGAATAAGTTTAATTATATGGAACATACAACGTTTTACTTTTTCTGGTATCTCATCTTCATCTTCAAGTCGATTAAATGTATACCAGTCAATGTAACTACGTGCTTCAAATTCTATTTCTTCAAAAGCTACTTCGTCAGTATCTTCGCTACCACCAAAATCTAAATATTCGTCATACGTGAGATACATATAACCGTTCCTCTTTATTTCTTACTACGTGGCGTTTTTTCGGGAGCTTTCAACTCCTCAATTTGTTGCTTTAAACTTTTTATTTCCGCCATATGTTCAACATACGCTTTTTGGAGTGTGCCTAAGTCATTAGGCACACTCGCACGTATTACTTTCCCGGCATCGTTGATTACATTGTATCCTTGAGACATATAATAATCAAGTTGCTCAGGATCAATGTCTAACACAACATTAGCACGTTGGACAATCACTTTGTTATCCATGCTCCCACTCCTTACTCAGTAATGTTGAACTGAATTGCGTCTGCTTTCTTATTTAAGATGAATACATCTTCGAAGGACTCTTCGTAGTACACATACTTACCTTCGGACAGAGCATTCGGAGCATCCAGTCTGGAGAAAGTGTAAGATACCGGAGTGATAACTGCAAGAGGATGAATCAGCATCATATTAATCTGCTTCGCAGTGGTTGCCGGAGCCCAACCGTTTGAAAAGTTATACAGGGTCTTCATAAGAGTTGCAGGAACACCAATAACCTGAACTTCGTCCAATCTGGAGATTCTACGGTCAATTGCATTCGGACCGGATTCTACACTAATAGAACGTCCAAGAGTGTTATTAGCGTCAATCTGTGCGTTCTTCAGCATAGACTTAACTTCATGGGTAACATACAGGATTCTTCCATTTGCAGGAACACGAGCATTATCCATAGCAAGCATAAGTGCATCAAACACACCAAGAACAGAAGTAGTAGAAAGAGTAGTAGTATTAGCGGTCTTACCAGTATATGCACCATGAGCGGCATCACCAGTGATATTGGTAGTCCAATCTGCATAAATCTTAGAAATAGTATATGCATCCATTTCCGGGAACTTCTTCTCTTCATTAAATACTTGCGTAATATTTGCAATGGTATTAACCATATTGGACTGGTCAATATCCATCGGATGAACAAGCGTAGACCATTTACGCTGATGGCTAAGCGTCTTGGTTTCCCAAGCATTCTCATAATTGCGCTGTGCGAACGCAATCGTATCACGATTCGCATCTACACGACCAGTAGTAGTGATAGACGGAATCTCAATAGTTTTAGCATTAACCCAACGATATCTGTTGTTATTCGGGGTAGCGTATAATGCTCCAAAATTCAGAACATAAGGCCACATCTGGGATAATGCTCTACTATATTCAGTTGCATAATTAACTGCTCCACTACCAGTTGTACCATTATTTGCAGGTGCTACATACGGCATAGTTTAATCCTCCATTATTTTTCAAAAGGTCTTACACCAGTGAAATGGAAAGCATTCACAAAAGCATTTTGCTCTGCCTGTGATGGATTTCCTCCCGGTGTAGAATTTACAAACTGTGGCTTCGGCGGTTCAGGTGTCTGAGGAGTAGGTTGTTCTACTACAAATGCGTCTGCATTAGCTTCAGAATACATACTCACAAAATCATCTGCGCCGATGATTCTATCATTTTCAATTTTAAGGTTCTTTGCAATCATGGACTGTATAAAGTCTCTCTTAGCGGCATTACTGGTAAATTTCTTACTGTTGGCAAAATCTTTAACAGCAAATTCATACGCCTGTTGCTTTAATTGATCTTTAAAAGCTTTAGTATCCGTATCATATTTGGATTTTAAAGTATCAAACTGTGCCGTTAAATCAGATAACTTTGTAGCATCTGTTCCGGCATTTTTAAGTTGAGTCTTTAAATCGTTTAAATCTTTATCCCTTGTGGATATTGTGGAATTCAAGGTGGTAATCTGATTATCTCTGGAACTAATATCATCATCATATTTATGTTTTGATACATAGTTACCCTCATTCAAATCCACAAATTTAGCATTACTATTCTTAGCCGCTGTTTCAAATTGTTCCCAACTTAATACACCATTCTCTGCCTTGTCAAAAAGTTCCTTTACGTTCATGACTCGCTCCTTTACATTCTTTATATCTGTTATTTATATAGCCGCATTACAGTATGCGGTTGAATGTGCGTTGTTTAAATGTCTCACGCTAGACAAATCCTTTATTTTAGAAGAAGGGAAGACGCTCACCGATCTTCCCTTCCAAGAATAAGGAGATAAAAATGAAGAAGAACAAA